TTATGACGCGGCCGCCTGTTGACGAACCGGAAGCTTCCAGCCCGGCCGTGCGAAATGGCAGGTGTAGCCGTTGGGATAGCGCTCGAGATAGTCCTGATGCTCGGGCTCGGCTTCCCAGAAGGGCCCGACCGGAGCGAGCTCGGTGACGACCTTGCCAGGCCACAGGCCGGACGCGTCGACATCGGCTATCGTGTCCTCGGCGATCCGTTTCTGTTCATCGCTGGTATAGAAAATCGCCGAGCGATAGCTCGCGCCGATATCGTTGCCCTGGCGGTTCTTCGTCGTCGGATCGTGGATCTGGAAGAAGAATTCGAGCAGCGTGCGGAAGCTGGTCTTGGCCGGATCGAAGATGATCTCGATCGCCTCGGCGTGGGTGCCGTGGTTGCGGTAGGTGGCGTTGGGGACATCGCCGCCGCTGTAGCCCACTCGCGTCGAGATCACGCCGGGCAAGCGCCGGATCAGATCCTGCATGCCCCAGAAGCAGCCGCCGGCAAGGACCGCGCGCTCGGTGGAAGAAGCCATGTCGTACCTCCTTTGGATTGCTCCATAGATAGGCGTTGCGCCTGGATTCTTCCAGCGGCTCGAGCGGGCAAACCGCTGACACCGTCATCTTGGTATCGTGTAGACGATCTCCCGGTCGATGTCTCGATGCCTGCACGGTGTCGGTCCGCCGCGATCAGGAATCCGGCATTTGTTTGAATCTTCGCACGACCACCTCGAAAACGATGTCCGAGATCCACATGGCCGAGACTCCGATGAGGAAGGCTGCGGCGAGCGTGGTGGTGTCGTCGGCGGCGGGAATTGGCAGGCCGCTTGCCCGGACCCAAGCGACGACAGGCAATGTCAGATAGGCGGCGGCCAAGGCGCCGCAGATGGGCGAGGCAATCATCTCGCGCAGCTTGTAGCGATGGCGCGACAGCGCCCGCAGCACGCCGCCGGCGAGCCCCGCTGCCACGACCTGGCCCTTGATGCCGAGAAGATCGAAGATGTCATGCATCACGGCCTCCAGCCGCAGAGTTTTTCGCCCTTGCGGTTGTGCGCAAGCAGCGCCCTCGCCTCCTGGTCGGACAAGGCATCGACCGCGCTGGCAGAGAGGCGCATCGGCGGGGCGACGGCGCAGAAGCTGCCCCTGCCCGTCGTGCAGCCGGCGAGCGCGGCGACGATGGCGGCGACGATCAATCCCTTGCCCATGACTTCAGCTCCTTTCTGACCGCGTCAGCCGGCAAAGCGCCGACATCGTTGTCGACCTGGTCGGCGACATCCCGGGCCGCGGCCTCGGCGCCGGCCTGCTTGCTGCGCTCGGCCCTTGCGCCTGCGAGGCGCTGGCGGAAGCCCCAGCCGAGCGCGCCGACAAGGCCGGCTCCGATCGCCAGGATTGTCGGATTGGTGAGAAGCCATGCCAGCAGCGCGCTCATAGCAGCGCTCCGATGAGAAGACCGGCGACAAAGCAGGCGGCGCCGATAACAACATACGGCCTGGCGGCTTCGATACAGGCGGTGAGCAGAGCTTTCAGATTTTCCATGGTCAATGCTCCCAGCCGAACCGGCGCGCGAGCAGATGCCACCACTCGGCCGCGGCGGCGATGGCAAGACCGAGGCCGGTCTCCAGCGCCATTTGAATGTCGGGATCGGCAGAGAATGCCGAGGCGTCGTCGGCGCCCAGAAGGCCGCGCGCGACAAGCACGCCCGCGCAATAGCGCAGGGCGACGCGGATGATAACGGCAGTCATCGGCAGAGCACTCCGAAAAGATTGCAGGAAAGATGCGCGGTCCAGGCGATGAGCGAGCCGAGCGCCAGCGCGATCAGGGTGAGAATGCCGGCTACCTTGGCACCCGATGCGGATTTGTGTGGCGCAGTGGGCGCCTCGCCGGCGGCAGGCAATCCGACGCCGGCAGACGCTGCGGCTAGCGGGACGTCATCGGTGGATGCCGGCCTCGGCGAAGCGTATCCCTCAGTCGCCGACGGCGCGGCCGACATCAGCAGCGCCTGCCGGCGCACGGAGGCGACTCGGACGCTCCAGCCCCGGCCGAAGCTCGGCCAGGTCGATAGTTTTTCCAGGAAGGCGAGCCGCGCGTCGCACAGCGCATCGATGACGACGCCGGCGGGTTTTGCCCTCACCGCCGCCAGCGTGGCCGGGCCAATGCGGCCATCCTGAACAACACCGAGCACACCCTGAAGATGCTTCGCCGCCCTGCCCGGCCCGCTGTTCACGGCGAAGTCGAAGAGCGCGTAGTCGATGCCGCCGGGGAGTTCGGCGCCCACTACAGCATCCCAATAGAAACGGCGATAGACGGTGGCGACTTGGTCATCCGAGATGGCGCGCAGATCGGCCTTCGTGGCGTCTGCTTTGACGTAGCGGCGGAAATTGGCGAGCGTGACGCCTTTCATGGTCGCACCGCCGGGATCGGCGGGATTGTCGGACCAGCCGCCTTCAGAGGTGAGAACGAGCGAAAGGGCACGCGCAAAGTTGCGGTCCATTGGGGTTCCTTTCCGCCGGGAGGGGCAGATTCTTGAGATTCAGGGGTGCGAAGGAACATGCGGCGAGACGGAGCGCTCGCACGCGGCGGTCAGCGACCAAACTAAAGGTGCAGTGGCAAGATCTACGCGGCTTCTAAACGCGGTGCGCCTTTAATGATGGCGCGAGAGAGTTTTTGCCCAAGCGCAATTCCGGGCAGCTCAATCAATCGGTAGCTGACGGCTGCTAAGAAGACGCTCGGGGGGATAATGACGAGAGATACCAGAATGCCCGCCATCACTGCATCCGACGGAAGCCAACTTGGCGGCACATTGTGAATTGCGTTCAGAAAGAGGACATTCCACAGATAGAGGCCGAAGCTCACACGCCCGAGAAATGCGGGAAGAGGCGAAACGAAGAACGGTGACGAAGCCGCCCTGTCATCGTGGAACAACAGCGCGAGCAACACAAAACCTAACGCTGCCGTCAGAAGCTCAAGGCCGTGCACGAATTGCCTAAGCAACAGGAAAGCGACCAGGAGCAGTGCCCATCCTATCGGCCTTGCCAACTTAGCAGCAAAGGCACCCAGCCCGCTCGGCACCAAGGCCCCAAAGATGAACAGATACCCGTAATCTGAGAGCAATTGTACTCCAAGCAGTTCAGGATTTTTCCGAGCGATGCATGTGTAAACGAGCACTGCAAGAGTACCCCACATGCCCCACCGAAGCGTAAACACTCCAGCCAGCAGCATCAGTGGGACGGCGAGCATTTCCACCTGCAGTGTCCAAGTTGGTTGTATGACTGCATAGGACCACAGGGCCATGTTCGCACAGGCTTCCGACCACGAGATAGGCCATGCCTGAAGCAATGCCGCGGCCAGCACACAGGCTATGAGCCCTGGATAGATGCGAAACACGCGCTTCACGGCAAACGATGCGCCCGCACGCCACGGATTACCAATGTCAGAAAGGGAACGGATCAACACGCAACCACTTAGAAGGAAGAACAGCTCGACCGCCGCCGTGCCGTTGAAAATGGAGAGCCACAGCTTGGGCCACTGGTCGGTTGCGGTCACTTCCCAGAACGCTTTTGGCAAAACGCGCTGTATCAATCCCTCATCAAAATGAAGGATACCGTGATAGAAGATGACCGCGATTGCCGCGTAGGCGCGAAGGCCATCGAGCGCCAACAAACGCTGTCTGTCGCCCGTAGCGAATCCCATTCTGATCATGTCCCTCGCAACCCGCCGACGTTAGTACGCGCAGCCGATGCCAGATGTCCAGATGAACAATCAGTCGTAGCGATCAAATGCAGAACCGGCCGGTGTGAAGTTGGCGATGTAGCGGGCAAGATTGTTCGAGATCCGAATCTCGTCCATATTCCCTTTGTATTTGTGGTCTGGCCCGCCGGTGTCCCGCTCACCGACGAAAGTTCCGATGTTCAGCGAAGTGCTATCCCAGGCAACCGAGGTGGAGAAGTTGCTTCCAAATTGCGTGCCGTTGAGAAAGCAGCGGATCACACCCGAGGCGCGGCAGATTGCCCAATGATACCAAGTACCGGCGGTGAGCGTGCCGGACGTGGCGCGCTTGACGCCCCCGGCGCCATCATTTGCATCAATGAAGATATCTAACTGCTCACTCGGATTGAGATTGATGAAGAACCCAGCATTGTTCGTGCCGCCTCGTATATCGAATACCGGGCGCGAGTTTGTGGTTTCCGCAGTGCATCGCATGCGACCCTCACACGTGAAATCCCCCGGCAATTTGAGTGCCGTCGGATGGTCGCAGTAAAGGTAGTCGCCAATCCCATCAAAGGTGCAGCAACTTCCTCCGAAGACCGACGTAGACGTGTCGATTTGAACGTTACCTCCAAACCCTATGGCGAGATTGTTGAGCGAGCTATCGACAAAAACTTGCGATCCGTTGGCCCCGTCGAAATGCAAAAGCATGGTCGCCTTCTTCGGCGGCGGCGCGACGATCTTTGGGATGATACCGGGATACATTAGATTCCCAGCCCGAGGACCGACTTCAGTTCGCTGATCGAGACGCCGGATCCCGCCAGCATGGTGCCCACCTTCTCCTCTGCCGTCGGCGGTTCCGGTGGCGGCGGGGTATCCTCGACCTGGTAGACCTGTTGGATCACTTCACCGGTTTCCACATAGGACGGTGCGCCGACGACCTGTTTTCCTTCCGGCACTACGAACGGCACGGCAATCCTGCCGCCCACCGCCTCGACTTCGTCGATCGTCCAAAGGCCCTGGTCGTAGAAGCAGCGCAGGCTGTCGCCGTTCATCTGGATTTCAACAGGATAAGGATCGCATGGCGTCTCCACTTGCCGGCCATCCCCGTAGATGGCGGTATAGGTACCGACCATCTGGGTCACGATCGAGGAGGCGTGCCACTCCTGCCAAACGTCATTGATCTTACGAACGAGAAGGGACATCGGGTTCTCCTGTTAGGTTCTCAAAACGCTGGTGATGACAAGGCGGCTCGCCGTGTCGACAAAGCCGGCCAGGAAGACGGTTTCCGTCGTCTGGATGGTGATCGGAAAGCTCTCGATGCCGGCCGCTGGCACAAGATTTGCGCTTAGGCTCACGGTGCGTGCGGACGTCACGGCGGTGATCTTGAGCACGAAGCCGAACTGGGGCACCGCATTTGTCGGATTGCCGATCGTCACGTTCGTCGACGCAGCCAATGAAGCGTTGTTGCCAAGCGACATATCCCACGAGACCGACGCGCCGGACGTAAGTGTCTGGTAGGCTACGGTCGACTTTAATGCGGCCGCCGTGAGAAGCTTGTTTGCCGTGCCGAGCTGGAATTCGCTGTTCGAAGCGATCGCCGCCGAAGCGAGCATGGCATAAGTCACCAGCCCGGCCGGCACCATGCCTGCCGTCAACTGGCCGAAACCCAGCGCCGAGGACACGCGCCGCAGCAGAGTGTCGTCGGACCCGGCCGCGATATCCGCGCGCGTGCCGCTCGAATTGGCCGATCGGCCGAGGACCGACACCGCAGCGCTGTCAGCCAGGGTATTCAGTGCTATGGCGTTCGTCGGCGGGCTGAAGGTGCCGGTGAAAGAGGCATTGGCTTTCGGCGCCAGGCTTGCCACCGCCACGCCGCCGTCCTTCACCAGCTTGCCCGTCGTGCCGTTGAATGTGGCGATGTTGTCGGCCGCGGCCGAGGCCGGCCCTGCCACAAGGCTTCCCACTGCCACGCCACTGTCCTTACCGGCCTTCCCCGTGGTGCCGGCGAAGGTGACGATGTTATCGGTCACCGAGGAGGCCGGGCCTGTGAAGTCACCCACGCCGGTGCCATCCGCACCCTTGTCGCCAGCGCGTGTGAAGATCAGCCAGATGCCGTCGGTGCTGGTCGGCAAGGTGCCGGCACCGCTGACATAGGCGAGCGTAAGCTTCCGATAGCGTGTCGCGGCCATGAGATCGTCACGCAGCTTCACCACTTGGCCGTTCTTTCGATGAAAAAGCCTGAATTCCTCAAACCATGCGTGAAGGGTGGAAAACACCTTGAAGCGGCCGGACTGCATGCGGTCGAGCATATCCATCAGCCCGGCCTCGACCGAAACCGAACCGTCGGCGAAGCGGGCGTAGCTGGTCAGCATGTTCAGCCCGTGGGCGGCATATTGCTTTGCCAGCGCCACACCGGCGCCTTCCAGCGTTTCGCGGCGGCCGTCGCGCGGCCAAGCGAAGGGGAGCCATTCACCCAGGCCTTCAGCGCCAGCGCCTGCATCGCTGGCGTTTGCTGGGAGGCGCGATGAGCTTTCGTCACGTAGACGACATCCGCTTCGGTATCCCAGGCAAGCTCGACCGCGGCCGACGGATGGTCCCAGCCGAAATCGAGCGCGCCGATGCGCGGCCACCACCGCGGCAATTTGAACGGCTCGCAGGCGATCGTCTCCTCCGCCACCGGAAAGATGCGGCCTGAGCCGAGAACAGGGATACCTTTCGCGCGGGCTTCGCGCTCATGCTCGGGATAGGCCGCGACGATCTCGGCGCGCTGCCCGGGCGAATAATGTCCGGCATCGTCGATGGTCATGAAGGTAACGTGGCGGGACATGGCAAACCTTTCCCTTCTCCCCTTGTGGGAGAAGGTGGATCGGCGCGCAGCGCCGAGACGGATGAGGGGTGTTCCAGCGGAGAGACGCGCTGGCGTTCCCTGGAGCACCCCTCATCCGGCCGCTTCGCGGCCACCTTCTCCCGCATGGGGAGAAGGAAAGAACTTCACGTCGCGATGTCGTTGACCGGCGCCAGCGGCGCGGGAAGCGCGGCCTCGCCAAGGCCACGGCGCAGCTCGATCTCGATGTCGCGGCAGATTTGCGAGATCGGCACGTCGTTGGCGTTGCCTTCGAATGGATTGGCGCTGCTTTCGCCGACCAGGTCCAGCGACATGTAGACCCAGCCCAGCAGCGCGCTGAACGGGATGGTCAGCCAGATCGAGATCCAGCCGAGCACGCCGCCCAGCTTGGCCATGTCGGCAAAGACCGGAACGACGCCGAAGGGCAGCAAGGTGCAGAAGATGATCATGAACATCGAGCTCACGATCGCGTATTGCCGGGGATAGGGATTGTTCTTGATGCGATCGCAACGCGCCTGCTGGTCCTGGAAGTCGCGTATCAGCTTGATCAATTCGGAATAGACCTGTGTCGGAACGGCTGAGCTCTTCAACAAGCCGTTGACCTCGGCCAATTGCCTGTCGAGAAGTTCTATCGCCGGCTGCGGCGATTTCAGCACGCTTGCGGCTTCCTCGCCCAACAGGCTGCGCAGTTCCTCGGCAAGCGACGTCTTGTCCTCCTCAATGTGATAGCGGCGGCGCCGGAACTCGATGTTGGCTGCCTTCGCCAGCGATTCCCAAGGCATCGGCCGCCGCAGCGAAAAGCGCAGCGCCGTCAGCCAGGCGAGATGGCGGTGGATCAGCTGCCGGGCGGCGGCCGCATCCATGAAATCGCGGCAGAAGCCGGACAGCATCCGGCTGCTGGCGGTGATCTGCGAAAAAGCCTGCAGAGCCTCGTTGGCGCGGGTGAAAACCTGCGAATTCTTGAAGCCGGTGACGAGCGACACCGTGGTGCCGAGCACCAGCACGACCGACCATGGCACCGAAAAGCCCGCGGTCGCCGGAAGGCGGTAGACGGCGATCGCCAACCCGCTCACCACGACCATATAGATGACGCTGCGCCGCGACCAGAGCGCGAAGTCCAGCAACCGGTAAGAACGGCCTACATACATTCCCGAAGTCCCTTACGGCATTCAAATCGCGCGACCGCGCGTTCGCGCACCATAAGGGGTGGAAATCGTTTTGACAGGGCCTACGGCAAGCTCCAGTTCGTCGCCCCCACGCAAGTGAGGGAGAGATGGCGCGGCGAAGCGGCGACGGAGTGGCGGCAGCGCCGGTCTTCGATGCAAGAGCGGAAAGCTATTCGTAGAGCTTATCGCCCTACGAAGCCCCCTCTCCGGCCGCTGCGCGGCCACCTCTCCCCCCGCCTTGCGGGGGCGAGGAACCCAAATCCTGAACCGCCTCCGCGCTCAAAAACCGCAGCACCACGTCGCTCATGCCGAGCAGCGGCGTGAACGTGACGATCGTGATGCCGTCCGTGGCATTCGTACGGGTGAGGCCCTCGGAATAGATATCCAGCGGCGGTTCCTCGTCAAACCAGACGCCGTGCAGCGTCTCGCCCTGCCATTTCTCGCGGCCTTTTTCGTAGCTCTTGAAGGAAAGCACGCTCTCGCCGGTCTGCACATCGCCGCCACCGCCCCAGCGCACGACGACGCTGTCCAGCGCTCCCGGCGCGCCGCGGCCCATTACCGTGTCGGCGATGGCATCGGCCGGGATCATGCCGGTGCCCCACTCGCTTTGCTGCTGCGGCGGGCCGACCAGCACGCGCTGCGGATTGTCGCGCGTGCCCTCGCCGGTGACGCCGGCGGTCCAGAGCCTGACCGGCGTGTCGAACACCTTGCCCACCCACCATTCGGGATAGCGGCCGGTGAGGTGCATGGCCCATTCCGCGCCCCCTGCCCTGGTTTTGCCGAGCTGGTTTCCGGCCATGAACAGACGCTCGCGGTGCGTCGCGCCTGCCGAATGAAATTCGGCCTGCCGCTTGTATGGCGCGTAGGCTGCAAGAAGGTTACGGCGACGCCTACGGTCCATCTCCTCCAGAAGCGCCAGATAGGTTTGCATCGCTGTCCAGGAGCGGCCGGAGGCTCGCTTCGAGGCCGCGGATACGGCTGCGGATCTCCTCATCGCTCAATTGCCCGAGGCTGGTTTGCTTGGCATCGACACGTTCCGAGAAATCCTTGGCCGAGAAATCCTTGGGCAGCAGCGTCAGCACGACCTTCAGATACTGCTCGGGTTTTTCGGCGCGCACCGCGGCGATTACGCCCGCGCCATGGACGCGGAAATCGGCGCGAAGCGCGGCGGCGAAATCGTCGACGAGCGTCCTTCGCGAGCGCTTGGGGCGGGGGGACGGAGCGGCAGCGGCTTTGGTAGCTTTCGGCTTTCGCCTCGCCGGCTTCGCGCCGACGGGCTCGCGGCGTCTGTTTTCGTCAGCCATGCGTGACAGAATCCGATGGTGCTGCTTTCGCCGCCTTCGCCTTGCGGACCTTGCGGGCCGGCTTCCTGCGCGGCCTTGCCATGGCCGGCCTGGCGGGCCGGGCATCGGCGGACGGCGCGGCCGTTGCCTTCAGCTTTGCCGTTACCGTGCGGACTGCGGACGGGCCGAGGCCCTGGCGCGGGAAACCGAAACCGGCGACGGCTTCATCAAGGCCACCGCGAACCATACCGATGCGCACGCCCGGCGCGACCTGCTCGAAACGGCCCGAGCGGTGCGGAAGGCTTGCGCCTTCGAATTCGCCGATAGCGCTGACGATCTCGGCGCCGTCATCGGCGGTGACGATGGTGGCATAGCGTGGCATCTGGGCCTCCAGCAGAATGTTGAAAGCGCCGCAGGACAGGGAAGGCGCCGCCAGCGCTTCGAAAGAATGGATGGCGCGAAAAACAAAAAACCCGCCGGCGGCGGGTCGTTGGCGCAAATCAACACCATGGACAAAATAGTAGCATAGCTGCCTTCACCAGGCAATAGCCTCTAGGTACATTTTCCTAAATTTCTCAAAATACCGGCGGCAAAGCCCCCGTGCGCGCCACACCTATAGATTGAAACGCCGGGCCAGATCACAACAATTTTTGTCGGAACCAACCTTGGTCCGACGGATTCCACCCCTAGTCGCAACGCGACAGATGACCGTCTCGCAACAGAGGAGAAGAGATCATGCTTACAAGGATTCTTGCAGCTTCGGCCTTGACCATCGGCCTCGCGACGGCGGCGATGGCCCAGAACGCGGGTACCGCCGGAAATGACGGCACGGGCAGCGGCCAGACCGTTACCGTCGAGCCGAAGACGCCGGCCGCGCCGTCGCCTGACCAGGCCGCTCCGCCCGATACCGGCACGACCGGCAGCATCACAGGCGGCGACATGAATTCGAACGCCGACAAGAACTGCGCGAATCATCCGCAGGGCGCAATGGGCGATGCCAATAACAGCACCGCCACCACGGTGCAGCCGAACGTGAACGACAACAACTGCGGCAAGTAA